CAGTTAAGAAGTGATATAGTAACGACATAGCAATAGTATGTCAATAATAGATTGCAAAAAAAATAAAAGAAATGTAGAGTGTACAGAACTGAAACAATGTACAAAATGAGCTAAATATGCCTGGTGGACGTCCTACAGATTACAGAGCAGATTTTCACCCTCACGATTGTATCCGTTTAGGACTTTTAGGTAAGTTTAAAGTACAAATGGCGAGAGACTGGGGAATTGGCACTAATACTTTGGATGATTGGCGCAGAAACCACGAACAGTTTTCGACAGCTTATAATCAGGCGGCCAATTTTCGTACAGCTTGGTGGCTCGATCAAGCGCAAGAAGGCTTGTTTTCTTCACGTGATAAACAGTTCAACCCACACACATTTGCAATGATAATGCGCTACGATGGCCAGCCCACAGAAGAACGCAAGATCAAGCTAGTGGGGATATCAAAATGCAAAACAGCTCGCGAGAAATTTGATGTGTTATGGCTAGCTTTTGAAGCTGGTGACATTACACCGCGTGAAGCGCAAACGATTGCTGACGTGCTGAAAAAAGACATGGACGCTACCGAAGTGAAAGAACTATCGGATCGAGTAGAAAAGATTGACGCTGCGATACTTGGGAAATAATGCGCAAAAAGATTCTAGTATGGGAAAGAGAATTCTGTACGCCTAAGCGCAAAGTATCTTTTACCGTAATTGATCAAGACAAAGAAAACGTACAACAGCGCTTGAAAGAACTAACCGATCTCGAAACAGAACACGTAACGCAAGTTGTGTATATTACGTGAAGCCCATTCAAAAGTACTTTAACGACAAACTGACCACCTACTATCTCATCTTTACTGACACGCCAACATGGCGACAATATTTCTTAAAAGATCATTTCGGACATGTCTACGCACTCACACATGATAAGTACAATTGGCTCTATCTAAACCCACGCCATCTATTCATGGCAGTCGAAATCTTGCCTTGCTCAATCAGTGATGAGCCGTGGCGCAAACTAGCTGCACGTACTGACTCAGTTGTACGCATTGAACTTTACCAGCGTGATAACTTCGTTAAGTTTGGCGCGTTTGGATTGCGTAACTGCGTGACGATCTGCAAGTACTTGCTTGGCCTGCGTTCTCGATCACTCACCCCGTACGGCTTGTACAGTCATTTATTGAGCATGTGCCCAAAAGAACGTATCATGCATGGTATACATTCTGTCCGTAAATTACAGTGAGTACCCTATGTCAGGATTATTCGGGGGTGGCGATGACCAACAAGCAGCATTGCAAAAACAAATAGCAGCGCAAAACGCACAACAACAAGAAGAATTAACCCGTGAACGTGCTCAACAAGAACGCTTGAAAGCACAGAACCGCCAGCAACAAATTGAAGCGCTGCGTGGTCGATTCGGTGGAATGCAACAAACGAGTGAAGCAGATGCTGCCGCGCCTTTGCCATCGACCAATCAAGCGGACACAACATCTAGTGCATCCAATTTATTTGCTAAGTTAACTGGACGTTTAAGCGAGTTCTTATAATGCAAGATAAAGAATATCTCTATCAGCGATACGCAAAGGCCAAAGGTGATTGGATGAATTGGCGCGTACTGTACGAAGAAGCGTATTGGTACACAATGCCTGAGCGCAATCCGTGGCCTGATGAAGTGCTCGAAGGCCAAATTAAAAACATCGGAGTCTATGACACAACGGCTATCGGCTCAGCACGTAGGCTTGTCGCACGATTGCATCAAAACTTATTCCCTACGGGTGATCCATGGTTCAAGTTAGAACCTGGTGAAGGCGTGCCAGAACAAGCAAAGCAATCAGTTGAAGCACAGCTGGCACCATTGAATAAGATTCTCTATCGAGCACTAGACAAATCAAACTTTAACCTGGTGTCAACCGAACTACTGCAAGACTTAATCATAGGCACAGGCGCCATGATGATTCTTGAAAACGACGATGATGATGTGCCATTCCTTTGCAAGTCAGTAGCATTAGATAAAGTCTTTCCCGAAGGCGATAGCTTCGATCAGATCAACACAGTGTGGCGTGATATACCTGAGATGCGCGCAGAAGATATCGAGGCTTTCTGGCCATCAGCTGTTATCACTGATGAAATGCGTCAAGCCATGGAAGATAACGAGTGCGTCACGTTTGTGATGATTGAGGGCATCATTTATGACAGAGACAAAAAGAAATACAGACATATCGTCATGGCTGATGGCTATGATACATACGTAGTCGATCAAGAATTAGAATCAAGCCCATGGGTAATTGCTAGATGGTCGAAGAACACGCATGAAGTAGGTGGCCGTGGGCCGATTCTGGATGCATTACCTACGATTAAATCAGCAAATAAACTAACAGAATTCATTCTAACTAACGTTGGCCTATCAACCAGCCCACCATGGTTAGCTGCCACTGATGGCGTATTCAATCCATACCTGTTTGAGATAGCGCCTAACAAGATTATCCCCATCTCTCGCACAAGTTTGGAAGCGGTACCACTGCGTAAATTAGATGTGAGTGGTGAAATCAATCTGGGTTCTCTTGAGTTGCAAGACTTGCGCCAACAGATTAAAGACATGCTCTATGATAACCCTGTGAGTCCTGTCGCTGATCCAAAGCAAACAGCAACTCTTACCATGCTTCAGCATCAAAACTGGTTAGAGACCGTCGGGCCAGCGTGGGGAAGGTTGCTTGTTGAACTTTTACCAGAATCAGCTAAGCGCATTATTCACATCATGCAAAGACGTGGATTGCTGCCAAAGCATCTTAATATTGATGGAAAGATAATCAACATCAAGTATTCATCTCCATTGGAAGAAAGCAGATCCTTATCTGATCTTAATAAGTTTCAGCAGTTCATGCAGATCATGGTTGAGATGTTCGGCCCACAGTTAGCGCTAGCCACGGTTAATATCCAAGATGTTCCAGAATGGGTTGGTAATAAGTTGGGTGTTGATCCTAAGTTGATTAAAGCATCTGGGGATATCCAAAGTGCTATTCAACAAATGACTCAACCTCAGCAACCACAAGCGCCAGATCCTAATCAACAAGCTGCACAAGATGCAGGACAAGCACAGCTTAACCCAGCACAGATGGCATTAGGTCAAACTGCGAATCAAGGACAGTAATTCATGGAAAGCGACGCTCTCTTATTGCATTTAGTTCATAAGATATTTATCGGAAGTGAAGACGGTAAAAAACTATTGCAGCTATTCAAGGAAAAAGATGCACAAGAAATCGTATTTCCAGTAGATGTTGAAAAGCAAAATCAACATGGCGGAGCACTTGGGTGGGCAACATTTAAAGCTGGAGAGCGTAACTGGCTTAAGAATATAGAATTAATGGCGATGCAATACGCGCAGTTAATCGATGCAAGCAATAAACCAAAAAGAGGATGATATGACGTTATTAGATGAAGGCTTAAATAATGAAAGTAGTGAAGAACAATCACAGGAAACAGTTAATCATGGAACAACAGAAGTTGAAGCAACGAATGGAAGAAATACAAGCGAAGCTGCACCAAGCTCAACAGAACAGCAACCAGAAACTTGGTACTTTGATGACAAAGTTCCTGGCGCTGGTGAAAAGCCTGAGTGGTTGCAATCGAAATACAAGTCAGTGTCAGAACAAGCCAAAGCGTACAACGAGGCTCAAAAGCGTTTGGGTGCGTTTAAAGGTGCGCCTGAAGAATATGATTTATCGCTAGCTGATATGCCGGATGTGAAGCTACAGAAAGAAGATCCCATGCTTGAGGAATTTCTAGCAGATGCAAAGGCGAATAATGTAAGCCAGGATTACGTTACTAACGTTTTAAAGATGTACGTTAAAGCAGTTAAGATGAATAACCCAGATCCTAAAAAGGAATTGGAAGCGCTTGGCGTTAATGGCAAACAGGATTTAAAAACACTGGGTAACTGGGCACGAAATCATTTAAGCGATAGTGAAGTCGATGTGTTTAAAAAGATGATAACAACAGCTGACACGGTTCGGGTGTTTCAAAAACTACGTGGAATAATGACAGCGCCAGTGACCAAGCCTAGCCACACACAAACACCAACGCTAAGCAAAGAGCATGTATTGCGTAAGATTCATGATCCGCGCTATGAGAATGATGAATCATTCAGAAACCAAGTGCGTGATGAACTAGCACAGTTTGGTTAACAACAGGAGTATTTATCATGGCAGAGAAAAAGAGTATGAAATTAGGTGGCGGCGGTAGGTTTAAAAAGTTTACCGATAAGCTTAAGAAAGAAGGATACAGCGCAAAATCAGCAGGTGCGATTGCTTATAGTGCTGGAAAAAAAGCACATGGAGCCAAAGCAATGGCAAAGATGGCAAGTACTGGCAGAAAACGGGCGGCGAAAAAGAAATAGATTGGCTTGGTTAGCTTAACTAGTAAAGCGCGGGTCCTTCATGCCCGTAGATGTAGGTGCAACTCCGACACTGAGCCTTTAAACAAAAAAGGAATTTATCATGGCAACAAAAAGAAATGCATACTCACGTTCTAACAAAACCAGAAAAACAGTAACAACGAGTGATATGGATACCAGATATGGATATCAGGGTGCCAAGGTTCAACGCATGGCTGATTTTGGAAAAGGGGTTAAGTTTGATGAGAACGCGATTTTTGGTCAGAGCAAATCTTTAATCTAGTTGACCAAATATCACACATTACGTACAATTGCAACTAAGTGGACACCGCTTTCTAACTGTACAGCGCCCTTAATGGATACCGCTTTCTAATTTGCGCCCACGCATATTAGCAAACGAAATCAGCCCCGAAAGGGACACCTGAGATCAATTAGCAAAACAAAAACAAACTTGTTCGTTAATTATTTTAGGGGTAAATCATGTCCACATCTTTGAGTAATGTTGACCAAACCATTTTTGATGAGATGGTTAAAAAAGCTTATCAATCCAAAGGTTTTTTATTGCGCGATAAAGTAAGAACGCGCACAAACGTTGAAGGAACCGTTGTTTCCTTCCGTAAAGTAGGTTCCATCACTGCTGAACAATACGCTTTTCAAAGTGCTGTTGTATGGCAAGATCCAAGTTTTAGCAAAGTAAACGTGACGCTAAATCCTTACCGTGCACCCACTTTGATCGATGATCTTCAACAATTCTTGTTCAACTTCGATGTTAGAAAAGAAGAAGCAGAATTGGTTGCCATGGCATTAGGTCGTAGATCAGATCAATTGATCATCGATGCGTTGGAAGCATCTGGAACGACTAACACAATCGCCAATGGCGGTACTGGTTTTACGTATGACAAAGTACGTGAAATCATCAAGTTCTTTAACGATTTAGCAATTCCTCCTGAAGATCGGTACGTTGCAATTTCAGCTACTGGCCAAGAACAATTGATGGCCTCTTTGCAATTTACTAACAGCCAATTCACTAATTTAAACTTAGTTGAAAATGGTACGTTAAACGGTAAGTTTGCAATGGGCATGAATTGGACAGTTGTTCCTACCATGACAGAAGGTGGTTTGCCTTTATCTGGAAACATTCGCTCTTGTTATGCATGGCATAAGTTAGCAATGGGTATGGCAACAGGTCGCGAATTCTCAACAATAATTGAGCGTGTACCTCATCTAGATTCATGGCAAGTACTTGGCAAAATGTTTGCTAATGCGGTAGCGGTAGATGCTGTTGGTATCGTTGAATGCGATATCGATGAATCTGTAAATGAAACATCAGCATTGACTGTAACAACTCTTTAAGGGGAATAAATAATGGCTTTTTCATTAAGTAATTTTGATAAATTATCCACGGCCGGTATTGAAGGTGTAAGAAAGATTTGGGCGTACACTGATACCGATGAAACATTAGCAACACTTGCTGCCAGTGCGTATTTCAACGATGTGATCAACTCATTAACAGTTGGTGATAGCGTTTTCATGCGTGGTTCTGATGGCGTTGGTCAGTATGAAATCACTTCTGTTACTACTAATGTAACCATGGAAGCGGCTACCGATCCAGGTGCATTGAGCGAAACATTATCTGATGGAAATATCTTCGTTGGTAATGGTTCAAACATTGCAACCGGTGTTAACCCATCTGGTGATATTGACGTTACTAACACTGGTGTGTTTTCAATTGCAACAGGTGTTATTGTCAATGCTGACGTTAGTGCTACTGCTGCCATTGCATTTAGCAAGCTAGCAGCACTAACTGATGGTCAGATATTAGTAGGTAACGGATCGAATGTTGCAGTGGATGTTGCTGTAACTGGTGACGTAACTATTTCTAATTCCGGTGTTACTGCTATTGCGTCCGATGTGATCGTTAATGCGGATGTGAAAACTGATGCAGCGATTGCGTACAGTAAATTAGCAGCGTTACCTTCTGCTGAGATTCTAGTTGGTAATGGTTCTAATGTTGCCACCGCTGTAGCTGTAACAGGCGATGTCACCATTACTAACGGTGGTGTAACTGCAATTGGTGCTGAGAAAGTATTGAGTTCAATGGTTTCTCCATTGTTAATGAAGTATGCAGTTGTATCGCTTAGCGCTTCTGAGTTTAACGGTATGTATGCTGCACCTGTAGTTCTAGTAGCAGCAGGTGGTGCTAACACATTAATCACTTTGCATCGTGCAGAGTTGTTAATGACATATGTATCTGCTCAGTATCAAGCGGGTGGTGTAGTTGCGATTCAATATGACGACACAGCCAATGGTGCGGGTATTATTGCATCTACTACTCAGGCTGCTGCTGACTTCTTTGACGCTGTAAGCACTGCTAACGCGTTTGAGGGTGGGATTGTAAAACAACCTTTCTCAACATGTGTTAACAAGGGTCTTTATTTGAGTAACGTAACACAAGCGTTCACGACTGGTGACTCGACCTTCGAAATGCATTTATGGTATTCCGAAGTACCGACCGTGTAATTAGAAGTTAATTAAAAGCGCATCCTTTTGGGTGCGCTTATTTTTGAAAAAAAGGATTGACTATGGCATGGGAAAAACTAGACATTGCAAACCTCGCCTTAGGAATCCTAAACAAATCCCCTGTTGCTTCTTTTTCTGGCGCAGGTGAATTTGCAACAGTACTTGAAAACTCTTTTGATGTGTTATATCCAAAAGAATTGGCTGGTTACTCATGGCGTTTTGCTACTAAGATTGAGCAATTGTCAGTGAGTGAAGTTTCACCACCAATTGATATTTGGACATACCAACTCATATTACCAACTGATTATTTAGCGAATGTGAGAATTTACCCACGGGTTAATTTTCAGATTTATGCAAACCGATTTATTTACTGCAACAGCAATGATGTGCAGATGGAATTTAGATTTCAACCAACAGTTACTGACTTGCCAGCGTATTTCGTGGATTATTTTTCCATTGTATTGGCAGCTAGATATGCAAAAGCTGTGGCAAGTGATTCTAAACTTTCAGATGCGTTGTTAAAAGAAGCCATTGATGCCAGAGCACAGGCGTTGTTTATCGATAGCCAGTCTCACCCGACGCCACAAATAGTCAGCCGACCATTGATTGATGCTAGAGTTAATTTCATTGGTGGTAGTGATAATTGTTGGCCAGGATCTGGCGAATAAGGAAAAGAATGCCTCAATTTATACTACAAAGCTCCTTTCAGTTTGGTGAAGTATCAGAGCTTTTGCATGCTCAAGTTGAATCAGCGATTTATTATAAAGCGGCACGTAGGCTACGTAATGTGGTTGTTATTCCTCAAGGTGGCGTTGAAAAAAGATTTGGTACTAAATTCATTGGTGAAATTGATGGTGCCAATGTTTACACACAAATGAAAGCAGTTTGGTTCGACTATAATGATGGCTCGAAATACTATTTAGTTTTCACCGCTCTGGAAATTGATATTTGGAGAAATGGAGCTTTGGTTGCTACCGTTGTCACAACATATCAGACAACAGAAATTGCGAATCTTCATTTTGCACAAACTGGAAATTCTTTAATAATTGTTCATGGTTCTCATATTCCAGCAATATTAACAAGAACAAGTGCACATGCGGGCTGGAATTTAGAGGATGATCCAAATTTCATTCATTATCCAACCTATGATTTTGAGCAGAACTACGATGCATTCACGTTTAATGTTTATCAAACAACCACTACAACTACTATTGTTACAGCGAATAATGTACTGGGTTATGTAGTAGACATTGTTAGCTCGACCGCAATGTTTGATGATGATTTTATTGGCGGGTTATTTTTTGCAGATTCTGGCGTTGTGAGATTCACTGCTCGTACTAGCACCACACGCATGGTTGGAAGAATTGAAGTAACCTTTGATAACGATTCGGGATTATTGGCCACCCCTCAAATACCTAATATTGCAGGAACGCAAGTGGTAGTAACGGAAAGAGCGTTTAGTGCATCACGGGGCTATCCAGAGAAAGTAGCATTTTTCCAAAATAGACTTTGGTTTGCACGCACATCATCATTGCTTGCAGGTCTTTGGGGATCTAATTTTAACGGCTATAATTCCACAGCATTTAACTTTGATGACTCGGAATCATTGGACACCAATGCAGTTTCCACTGTTTTAACTGGTGGTGATAAAGCCGTGATTATCAAAGCGATGACAGCATTTAAATCATTGCTTATCTCAACGAGTGATGGCCTATTTTCAACCCCATTATTT